ACAAAAATCAACACAGAAGCAAGAGGACATCAGCTACGGTCTATCACAAGGCGCTAACTCAATTGAGTCCGCTGAGCGAATTGGTGCTGCACGTCGAAAGGGTGAAAGTTCATCCACATCATATACAGGTGGTGGTGAAGTTAGAGGTAGATACAATGCTGCACAAGCAGCTGCTCTAATTAGACAAGCTGGTGGTACAGCCGAAGAAGCAAGAATCCTCGGCGCTATTGCTATGCCCGAATCCTCTGGTAATCCCCAGAACCATAATCCTAACGCAAAGACAGGCGATGACTCATATGGTCTATGGCAGATTAACCTTCTTGGTAAGCTAGGTCCTGATAGAAGAAGATTGCTCGGACTAGCACAAGATGGTTCCGAAGATAAGAAACTATTTGATCCAAGACTAAACGCTAAAGCTGCTCTAATGCTATTGAGAGGACAGCTTGGTGGACCAGGCGGTTATCAGCACTGGACAACATATAACGCTGGTAAACATTCTCAGTATCTAACACAATCAGCACAAGGTGCATCTGGCGAAGGCATAAAGCTACCTGACGATCCATCAGCATCTAATGTTTCAAAGGCATCATCTAAGTCTGGTAATGTATTTGGTAACGGTGAGTGTGTGTCACTAAGTAAACACTTTGCTGGTAATCTTGGTCCTGCATCAAAGTGGACATTCACAGATTCAAAGATTCAGCCAGGTGCTGTTATTGCTACTACCAGCTACGGTAAAGGTCCGCATCCAGGAGGACAACATGCTTCTGATACGCCAGATGGTAAGTCACATTATCACACGGGTATTGCATTAACAGCTCCAGACGCACAGGGTAACGTTCTTATTCTTGAACAGTTCCAGGGTCAAGGCGCTCGTGTTGCTAAAGTCAATATCAATGACTACAGAGGTTCAGGAGAAAGACTAGCTGTTGTCGCAGGTGGTGAACCATCAGCAAGCACATTACAAGCCGTTGAAATGGGCAAGAGCCTAGCTAATCAAGATCAGTTAGCATGGATCAATGGTTCTGCTCCTGGCGTATATACTACCGAACCTGGTCAAAAGCCATCAGGTCAAACAGCTGTCGTTCAACCAGCACAGCAAGCATCGGTAGCAAAGCCTACATTCACATCATCCGAGACTCCTGCTGCATATCCAGAACAGCAGCAGCAATCAGCACCAAGACCACAAGCCGAAACAGCTAAGGTCGAAAAGGTAGATGCATCAAAGAAAGCATTTGATTCATACAAGTTCGATCCTGACAAGTATTGGAATGAAGTTAAGACAAAGCAGCCACTAGCTGATAGTATGTTCTATGGCAAAGAAAAAGTTATGCAAATGACTTATAAGGGCTTTGAAGAAGCGCAAGCTGCTGGTGCTATCAAGTGGAACAAAAAGACTAATGAGATTCAGATTCTAGATCCTAATCATGAAAAGGTGCAGTCTATCTATAAAGACATGCAAGATAATAATATCGATAGGAGTACCTTTATGTCTAAGACAGAAGCTGGTGATGGTGGATCATCTAAGCCTAAGAAGAAACTCACAGCATCCGTAGAGAAAGCACCTGACGTTTTCATTCCACAGACTAGATCGGATATCGGTTCTATCTCTGGTCAATGGGAATCTGGTAAGTTCGGTGCTGAATCACAATTCGGCGTCGGCTCTATCTCTACTGGTAAAGGTGACAAGGGCGGCAAGTCATACGGACAACATCAGCTTTCATCTAAGAAAGGAACAATGGCAGACTTTCTTAACTCAGATGAAGGTAAGCCATTCGCTAAAGTATTTGGTAAGACACGTCCAGGATCTGCTGAGTTTGATAAAATCTATTCTCACATTGCTACAGCACAGCCAGAAGCATTTGCTAAGGCTCAGCATAGCTTCTTAGATAGAACACATTATCAGCCAGCATTGAAAACTGCTGCACAGATGGGATATGACGTTAAGGATCCACGTGTGCAGGAAGCAATCTGGGCTGGTGGTGTTCAGTTCAGAAATAACATGCCAAAGATTTTGACTAAGCCATCTGCCACAGCTTCTATTGGTAAGTCACCAGAAGAACAAGTAACAGCACTCGCAACAGCTAAACAACAGTATGCTCCTAAGGTGCAAAATAGATTTCAATACGAGGCACAAGCTATTCTTGGTCAGACTCCTGGCGGCGGATATGAAAAAGCCAATGTTATGGATATCAATAAGTATGCTGACTATATGACAGAGCAGAAGAGTAGACAAGCATCATTTATCGCTGAGCAGAACAAGACTAAGATTGCATCTGCCAAATCAGAAGCGCCTATTAGAAGCACAGCTATTCCTCTTATTACACCATCAACTGCAGCTGCTGCAACCGATACGCATCCAGTAACGCCTGGTGTTAGTGCTAAGGAATCATTTGATCGTATGCGTCACATGACAGCACCCGAGTCATATCAATCTGCACCACAGACTCCAGAAGCACCTAAGACACCAGAGAGACATTCTAGCATCCAACAGATACAGGAGAAAGCACAGAATCCTGTGTCTATCAATCCTAGAATGGAAAAGGGAATGACTGAATCACCATCACTTGCTAGAGCAATGGATAAGATCAGAGGTGTGGAAAGTTCTCAATACTCGGCACTAAACAAAACAACAATTGGATAAAGAAAAGGGGAGCTGTTAGGCTCCCCAATTCAATTAGTCCTCAATCAACTTGCGGAACTCTGCAAGGTCTGGATCTTCGTCCTCGTCATCAACGATAGGAGCAGCTGCCTTCTTAGCAACTGGCTTGCTATCAGTGAATGGAGGTTCATAGTCCTTGTCCTCACGAATCTTAGCAAGGTTCTTCTCTAGCACTTCCTCAGTATAAGACTTCTTAGGTGCAGAAACAGAAACGCTCTCACCATTGACCTCAGCAAGGCGAGCCTTTAGCTGCTCATAGGTCTTGAAGTTCTTAGGATCGATAATATCCTTGAGGGATAGTTCACTCTTCCAAACTGCTTCTAGTTCAGCATCGTCGGCTGACAATGGACCAGGTGCAAGGAAGGTGCTTTCGTCATAGTTTGGGAAACCTGACTGACGGGTCATCTTCAGCTTGAAGTTGGCTCCGTTCCATAGATCGAAAGGATTGATAGCCTGCTCTGACTCAAGGTCTGGGTTCATCATCTTTGTAATCTTATCAAAGATTTTCTTACCATACTTGAATAGGAAGACCTTGCCTTCGTTCTGTGGATTCTTAGGATCACTAATAACCTGAATGTTAGAAACGTAGTGCAGACGACGCTTCTGATCACGAGCCTGCTTGCGCTGCCATGACTGGTCATCGGTAGAAGCGTTCCATAGAGTAGAGTTATACTCAGAAACTGGATCTTTCTGACCTAGGGTTGTTAGTGACTTCTCAATATACCACTTACCAGTTTCCTTGTTCTGGAAACCGTGATCCCAATACTGTACCCAAGGTAGAGCATCGTCGCCATCAACGGCTGGACCTGGAAGGAAACGAATAACTGCTAGAGCATTGCCAGCCTTATCAGGGGTTGGCTTCCAGTAGTTATCGGTTGAATTGTCCTTCTCATATGTGGGGGTGTTTAGCTTGTCCACTTCCTTTAGAAGGTTGTCGAATGACTTGGACTGCTTTTTGAGGTTTGAAAAGTTCATCGTATTTTCTCCGTATGTTCGATGTATAAACGTCTTATTCACTTTACCATAACAATATGATGTATTATGACAGGAGCCGAAGCCCCTGTCAATAGTTATTTTGGATTACTCTCTAGGAATCTTCTGTGAGATATCAAGTCCTTTGGTGATATGAACCACTGCACCCTTTTTGATTTCATAGTCATTGTGGTTCATCCACAGACGGTGAATATACTCGGCAGCGGCCTCTGGTGGGTGTGCCTTGATGATGATTTCCATAGCGTCAATCAAATCTTCTCTTGTCATTAACCTTTCTCCTTAAAGATAGTTATCTCACAGGAAAATTCATAACAATATCCTGCTTTCTATTTAGTCACCACTCAACCGCAGGATCGTTGAGGTCTTCCCATTCCCACTTACCGATGGAGTCACGATTTGTCTGCTCTATAGCCTGACATTCAAATCTTAACTCTGGCATCGTTTTCTCACCCCATGTGCGACGGGGATTGGCACACATATAGCAGCGAGGATTACCACAATCCATGGCGTGCATCTTGTGTAAGCGATGTTTGTTGTTGTCGTTATAATAACCGTGGTGATTGGTTTTAGCTATATCGAACTGGCGCTCAATATGTCTGTTCTTCTGTTGGAATCGTTTCTGTCGCTTCTCTTTGCTCATTCATGATACCTCTCAGTATATCATTCATCTTCGCTCTATCATACTTTAAGAAGGGTCTATACTTACTTATCTGTTTTGATATCTTCGGCCATAGAACGTCATCGGCATAATGCTTATCAAACTTCTTGGTGAACCCCAACTGATCATCGAGGATCACCATCGTTTCTAGACTGATTGTCCTACGCAGGAAAAGCAGAACAATAGTAGGGTAGGTATCATTATGGACAATGAACGGGTCTCTAAGCCCTTTATCAAAAAGTCTTCCCAACTCATTGGAATAGTGATACGA